TTATTCCTCGGGCTGTCCGGATGCTTTGCGCAATTGGTTGGCCAACCGGTGAAAATCATCTCTTGCCTCCTGGGAGGCGGATGCTTCATACGAGGCTTTCAAAAAGCCGATCATTTTATTGGCATCTTCCGCGTTGATCATGAAGGGGGCTAGCTCCTCGGCTGGCTCCTCGTGTACCTCGGCTGCGGTTATGTCGTACTGTTCCAAATTCCAATCTTCCATGATACGAATCAATTTGGAAGCATATCCAGGGTCCGTCGCATATCCAGCCTGCTGCAGCGAATAGGCTGCACCTTGGGCGTCTTTTTCCTTGCACCGGTCGAAAAAACCGGCTTTCGTGTAACGGCTGTTTTCGATTAAAAACTGCGAATGGTCCATGACGCTGCCAGTCCAATCATCGTACACGCGAAATCCATTCACGACGCGAATCCAGCGACCGTTGATGAATTCCTGCGTCGTCTGCAGCTGTCCGGAGCCTTTGATGCCGAACAGGTTGTTGCCGGGAGCGTAGGCTCCCCAGCCGCTTTCAAGCGCGCCTTGCGCTATCGTGATGCTGGCGAGAATCCCGGTGCGATGCATTTCGGCAACCGCAAGCGGGGCTATCGCTTCGATAAAAGATTTTGGGAGCAAGGTTACAGATCCCCTTTCTTTTTAGGTGTAGGAGGGTGGATCGACTTGGCTTGAAGATGCCCTGCTGCCGCAGCTACTAAAAAAGCATTCGCAAAAGTAATCCCGTATAAGCGCCAATCCGAACCGTCAGCGCCGGCGGCCAATTGTGAGGCCAGCAGCACAACGTATGCGACCATGCATGCAAAGATGTCGGTTGGCAGCCGCAACCATCGCTCTACCGTTATTTTCGTATATTGGACGATGAAAAACGTCAACAAAGAAGCTCCCCCCATTGCGGAGAGAGCCTCCCATGTAAAAAATTGTCCATCCATCCAGTGTCACAACCCTTTCCATAACAATCCGATGGCCCCGACGATTAAAGCCGCAATGGTGGTGCGCCAGAGCCATGTTTGATTTTCTTCAAGCTGGTCTAACCGTTTATGTGCAGCTTTCGTAGATTGCAACGCCTCATAAGCCGTGTCTCTGGCTGAAACCATGGCGTCCAGTTTGGTTTCTACTCTGGTCAAACGCTGCAGGATTTCACCTGTATCGTCATCACGTGGCATATGGTTTTCCCCCTCTGATAGTTAGAATAAAGTACATACACAATCACCACCTTTAAATATCCATAATAGTCAAAACAGCGTCCTTAGTAGCTTGTATACCTGTTTATTGGATCTATTTCCTTTTTAGGAAGGATAGACGGCATATGAGCTATAGCGGTTCCTTTGGAAAATGCTTCCACAAACCTAGCCGACTATACTACCAGCTGTTATGGTAACTTGAATGTGATGTTACAACCATCGCCATTTGACGCAATTTTTATAACTTCAATTAAATTCCTCCCTAATAGGTTTGTCTCCAGATGCCGTCAACATTAACCCAAGCATTAATGGCCTGCCTCCAAGTGCCGTCCATCTTTACCCATTTTCCGGGAGTCATCTTCCAAGCACCATCAACGTTAACCCATTCATGATATTGATACAGGATTAGTTCCGCAGCTCCTAGCCCGCTGTTTCTTTCAACCCAGCAATCAAATGTACCGTCTGCAGTCGCAATGAAATCCTTCGAAGGGTTATCTGAGCCTGTTCCGTTTCCAATATTCGCGCGGTATACCTCCATACCATTATAGTTAGCGCGGCAAACCCCACCATTTTGGAAACTCCCGCCACTAAAAAAACGATACTTTCCCCTCATTGCCCCAGTATATTGTTTGTAGTCGGTTAGAGCAGAGGCACCGCCACTAACACTTGCATATAAAATCTGTCTTTGTGCCATAGCGAATCCCCCTTATATATATTGGACCCATATGTCACCGTTTTGCCCACCGCTAGGGCCTGCTGTTGAAATGATTGTATTTCTAACTACACGCGAACCGTAAGAGGAGCTTGCAGGTGCGGTATTATCTACTCCGCCATGCCAAACTCTATACGCACTGTAATATAAATGACCGTCATTAGCCAGACTGAAGCCTTTTCCTGTTATAACATTGTACATAATGACATCGTTATTATCGCTCATACCAATATATCCAAGTCTCGCTCCAGCAGCGTTATAAAAATCAATTAGTTTATAATCGTTTCCCTTCATAACAATCCATTTGTTGTTATCCATGGTTATAGTTCCTGTAAACGTGTCTCCTGCTTTGTTTGCTGGAGTATACCCGCCTGCCCATTCTTCTCCCCAAGGGTGCCATGCTGTAGTTTCCCCGCGTCTTGTGTACGTTTTGCCAGTAGATAGCCCGTAAGCTCTTTGAAAAGTCAATCCAGCACTGTCATCCGTCCATGGCCTGTTGGTTTCCAATAATACCCAGTACTCGGCAGCTAATCCGATCACGCTGCCAGATTTAAATTCGCTGTATCTTCCAATCGTATATTGATTAGGCGCTGCATTGATGTTGCGTGTATCGACAATCTGGAAAATATCAGCGCCTAATTTCCCACTGCCATCCCTATAAGGTATTTGATTAGCGCCAAGTCCTAATGTTTTTCCAGCCAGTAAATCAGCATCAAGCCCGCTACCTACACCATCGTTGCCTTCATGCCATACTTTTAAGTTGTTATTCCCGACAAATAGATTTCCAGTTGTTAGGTCGAACCTCATGCGGGATGTAACCACGTTATCACTTTTACGTGTTCCCTCCAGCCAAAATCCATTACCATCATTGATAATTTTAAATTTATGCGTTTGGTTGGTATTGTCCATTTCAAAAATGGGGTAGTTATTCCGCATAGTCAAGTTCCCCGTCATTGCCTCGCTGCCATCTTTCGGTAGCGCGCCATTGACACGCCCGCTTATCGCATCCACATCTTGCTTACGCGCGATATGACTTGCTGCGGTTGGCGCGCCAACGCTCGCTTGACTGTTCGCATCTCGCTGTATGAGCGTATTAGCCGTCGCAGCAGCAGTAGAACCATGGACGCCTGCAGTTGCATTCATATGCGTATTCGCCGCTTCCAATGTTGTTGCGGGGGGCGTAGACCAATTACTTTTACCGGTCACCGATTTGACCATATGAGCCAACCAGGAAAACAAGCTTGTCGGCGACCCTGAATTTCCGGCAGGCACCTTGGTATCGTCGACAGTACGGTTCCCGATCGCTGCATCCGTGGCCGCTCCCTCGGCAAGGCCGCTGCTGTCAATCTTTTCCGCATCGCCGTCTTCTCCGCTGTGTCGATGGCTTTGCAGTTCCTTCAGTGCTTCGTATGTGCGATTTTGTGACCAGTTGAGCCAATCCGCCGGAGGCTTTTCTCCCGGCTTCCAGCCCTCGGTTTTCTTCGATGCCGAAGGCTCGACGCCAGGTGAGCGCCATTCGGGAAGTTCCTTTTTAAATGCCATATGGTTCAAGCTCCTTTCTTAAATAGGCAAATCGATGTTTTTGGCAGGTGTAAATACAGTACCTAACAGCCCGCCGCTCGTTTGATCCACATCGGCAAATCCGATCTCCGCGTCCATTTCCGGCACCTCGCCACTGGCGAAGGCGAAGGTACCCTGCAGTTCAACCGCATCGACAAGTACGCCTGCGGGCACGGTCTTTTGCAAAATCCGGGCAAATTGGCGGATATCGATTTCGGAAGCGCTAAGCCGGCTAAGCGGAAGGCGTATCAAAGAGATCGCTGCCGGCTCCGGGGCTATCGGATGGGTAAACTTTTCTTTAATCTCAATCTCCGAATAATCGGCACTAACGGCGATCGCCAAAACCTGAATAACCGTGTTGATATCGCCGGTCGAAAAATTGCGGGCAATCTTGGATTTAATTAAAACCCGATAAACCTCGTCGGTAGCCGCTCCGCGCGGCTGCACCACATTTTGTCCGATGTTATCCAAAGTTGCGCCGCGCGCCAGATCGATATCCCGCCAAAGCAGCATCGTTTCCAGCGTTTGGTCGAGGTCGTTCAACTGGCCGCTTAAGATGGACAGCAGCTTTCCGATGTTGCTCTGCGGGCGTTTCGTATAATGATCGGTCAATGTTTTTAACATGTCGCGGACATTAAGCATGACTGGTCACCTCAATGTCGCTGTGCTGAATCTGGGCAACTTTATTGCTGGGGATTTCAACATTGCCGGCTCTGAACTCGTCCTCAACGGCAATTTGAACGTCGATATCCTCGACGCCGGGAACTTTGTAAATGGCGCTGATCAGCTTGGTGTAGATGACGTCGTCTCCCATACCTAAACCGCTGTAAAGCGAGCCATCCGCATCCTGACCGCCAATATAGCGGATAATGGCCGTTCGTACCTGAGCGTCGCCGTCGGTCGGATACTGCTCGTTTTTGGTCAGATCTATGTTCAGCTTCAACCGAATCTCTTCGGCATAACTGAATTTGATCACATGAGGCGTACCCGACAGGTCCTGAACGGTGCGGGAAACGTCCCCATAGGTTTCGATCCCGACGGCTTTCGTTTCCAAAATCGCCCGAGCGATATCGTCGGCATCGCCTCCCAGCAAATACGCCTGAAAGCTTTTGCCCGGCCGGCCATCGGCATCCGTAACCAGCGATATGTTTTCAATAACCGTTGCCGCCCTGACGCCGGGTGTGCGCAGCAAAGCGCTGCGGATCGAGTCCAATGTTGCTGCGCCGCCGCCCGACACCGAGAGCTGAAAACGTTCGCGGAATTCGGCGTCAGTTTCTTTTTCCCGGCCTCCGAGGGTGGGTGATGCATTCATTACGGCAGATACATTTGGATTTGGATTCACGATTTCAGAAATCATTCCGGCGGCGACATTGCCGCGCACTCCGGCGCTCGTAGCCCGCACGCCTACATTCCCGCGCCCATTTTCATCCAGCGTTACCGGAATAATGGTTGCAAAATAAACCCCGGTCCGGGCTCGGACTGAAAATCCGGCGGCAACGGTGTATCCGGGAGTACCTGTAATGGTGACTAAACCGGTCGAAAATTGCTCCGGTATGCGCGAAATTCCTACATAAGGGCCAAGCCGGTCCTGTTGGACCCCCTGGGCGGTATTGATGTAGGCCGAATAATACACATCCTCGGCTTTTTCCCAAGGCTTGCTCAGAAACCAGGCAAAAATCCGCAGAATAATGCCGAGAGGCGACCGCTCGGACGTATTAACGGTTTCTCCGTAAACCTCGCGCGCCTTGGCCTCCATCTCGGTAATCAGATCGGCATACCGTTTGCGCTTAAAGCCTTTTTCATCCAACATGCCGGGTCACCTCGCTTTCAATGGTTGCGCCGTCTTTGGCGGTGGCGGTAAAATGGACCTTCATCGCCCGGTTCGGCAGGTCATAGTCAAAGTGAATCGTATCCACCGTCTGGATGCGCGTCTCCTGAAACAATCCTTGCCGAATTTGCTCGCGCATTTCCTCTTCATTCCATTGCTTGCCCTCAAAAGCGCGAAATTTGATGCCAAGCTCAGGCTGCATAAACCATTCCCCTTTATTGGTACCGAGTGCGCTTTTTACACATTGGGCAAGCTCGTCCGCTCCATCTATCATCTGCAGTTCTCCGTGTTCCAGAACCAGATCGCCGTCTACAAGCTTAAAAGACTGCATGGCATCACCCCCACAATGACCGCGTCATTTTTGCTGTGCGTTCGTTTACTAAGCGGAGTTGCGACTTGTCCTGAAAGTGTATTTCGGATTTCCTTGTCGGCGCAAACCGCCAGCGCGATGTCTCCGGGCTGTAAATTCGGAACGTGAATTTGCTCATGCTCCTTCACTGTAATCGTCCGCTCCGTTTCTTGATCGATGACCGTTTGTTCATGCTCTTTGACGATGTATTTGTGCCCGAGAACGGGAACGTTCTGGATCAAAGCGGGCTCTTTGTCCGTTGTCCGAAGCAGAGGCTGGATAACGGCTGTACCGCTCTCGGCATGGAAAGAAACGATTCTGCAGGAAAAGCATACATACAAATCATCCAATGCCTTTGCCAGCATCCCTGCAACAAATGAATTTAAAGTGCCCGCCGCATCGACTGTGCTCATGGATAAATCCCCTCCATTTCCGTAACGAAATCGGAGCTTGTCATTTTGTGGGAGCCTTTGCGGATATGGAGCGTCGCTTCTTTTTGACGAGAAAGCAGGCGGATGACAGAAGCGGTCGTAATCCGGTGCTGCAGCTGAGATTTCAGTTTCATGCCGCTGAAACTCTCCTCTTTAAAGGGCTCGGGCCGACCGATCAAGCCGGTATCCTGTGAGAGCTCGATGACATCGTCCGCGCCGTGCCGTAGATTTCGGATATACAGCTGCCCTTTGTTGATGTAGGCGCTTGTTCCGCAGTCAGCCGCGATTTTTTTGATAATGTCCGTGACATCTCCGCTGGCCGTGTATCCGCCGTCATATTGGACATCCTGATTCAAATAAAACTGGGCGAGCGGAAGCCCGAGCTGGCCGGCCATTTCTTGTAAAATAAAGCTGGCCCGCGTGCCCTCGGCATAGGCGACATCCTCCAGCTTGCGGCTGGACAGATCGTCGGAGTCGAGCACATGGATCGTCGTTTCTTTGTCTACGCCGTTCCAGGCGGTTTTGACCTCCGAAATATATCCGTGCAAAATCATCCCGGTATCGCCCTCATATCCGGCGTTGATCAGCAGTGTCTGATTCAGTTCGATTTTTGCCAAGGTGGAGTCGGACAAATTATATATTTTGATCTCGCTCTCGTTCGGTAGCAAATCGTTGTCGAAAGGCACTGTAAATTCGATCGTAAAATCTTTGCTGGAAAAAGACTTCGTACCGGTCTGGATTTCAGCTACGCGTCCGAAGTTGTTCATGCTCATACATCACCATCCACAAAAAGAAATACCGTTTCGTCGAGCGTCTGCCAGTTCACGACTTGATCTTGTCCCGACTCATCGAGCGGGGTAATGGTAACGGCGGGAAATCTGCGGTCGGCGACATCCCGAAAAAGTGGCACGCCATACACCAATTTTTCTCCATATACGAGCGGCTCTTTGTTCCGGTACAGATCGATTGTGAAAAAATCCGCCCCGGTATTATAGTTTACTTCCATTTCATACAGCACATCGGCCAAGGGGATTTCGAACCGGTACGGAATTTTCTCCTTAGTGATATTTACCAGCTGCGTCGACAAATACGCTCTCCTCCTCGGGTTTTGGTTTTTGGGCAGGCTGTTTTCGGCCTACGTGAATAACAGGAGCGGCTTGTGCCCGGACGAACGGAGGCAGCGTTTCGAGATAGGAGCTTTTGGCCACTCTCACTTCCTTCAACGTCGCGCTGAAGGACAAGCCGTTGGCAACCTGATGGTTATGCGTGCTTTGGAAGCTGGTAATAATTCCGACAAAATAGTTGCGTCCGATATACTCTATGATAGAACCCGCCTGGTGCAGGTTTAAAATGTTTTGACGGATCTGTGCAGCGTCGTCCCCAACGATGAAACCACTGATGCTCATGGTTTTCGCCTTGGCCCTAACATGATCCATAATGTCGATACCGTCTTCGATCGGCTGCTCGGTAACATCGATTTCGTGTGACGGCTCTTCCGACTCGACTGTGATATAGTTATCGTTTATAGTTGCCATCGTCTACACCCTCGCTATTCCTTGTCTTCGCGATGCGCTTTCGAACACATCCTGAATCGCCAGCTTTACCCGATCCGCGATATCCTGAGCTGCTGTCGGACTGTCGCCGTTCATGGTGATGTTGATGACCGGATTGAACGATGCGTTGGAGCCGGCAGCATTGGCTGCCGGTGTGGCAACGGGAGGAGCCTGCGGCGCCGAAGATTTGGGAGCCGAAAGCGGCGGTGCGGTATAGTTCGGCACAGGAGTTGGGGCAGTAGCGGCTGGCATAGCTATATTGCCGCCCAAAATATTGCTGCTCTGCGCAGGTCCAGCGCTGCCAAAAGCGGCTGCGTTTGGCGGAAGGGCTGAGCTTAGCGAAGATGCAGGCGCAGCCGTGACAGCGGGCGAGTTGGTAATCGGTTGTGTGGAACCGGCGCTTGCATTTGGAACCAGAAAAGAGCCTCGTGAAGAAGAATGCGTGATTGTAGCAGCGGGCGAATTGGTTGCACTCTGGGTCACTGCTTGTTGAGGCTGCGATGCGGCCCCTGTGCTGCTATTGGAGGTAGACTGGATACCAAAAAACTTTTTTACGGAATCGGGAAGAATATCCAAAAACCCTTTCCACAAACTGGATAACCAATTCATTATATTGCCCCAATTTTTAACGACCAGAATGATGCCGGCAATAACCGCCGCCAAAGCAAGCCCAATCGCAATAAACGGCAGTAACGGTGTAATTGCGGCCCACCCTGCAACTGCCATGGCCCATAGAGATGGAACAAGTCCGGCAAATATGCCGACAGCCAACCCGATTAATGCGGGTCCCAGGACATCGATATGCACCATAAAGAAAGCGATCCCATCGGCGACAGCATTTAAGGTGCTCAGCAAAACGTCCCCCAGCACACTAGCGAAGCTTGTAATGTAAGGCATTGCGCTACTGAGGCCTTCCTTCAATAAGTTAACGATTTTCTCAATACCTGGAAAAGCCTTTTCTACGATGCTCATTAATTGTTGGCCCAATGGGGCGAGGGCCATGCTGATATTATTTTTCAGGGTACCATACTTGTCGCTAATAGTTTCTGTTGCTGCCGATGTCTGATCAATAATTCCGGCAGAGTTACTGGACATTTCCTGCAGCAGCGATCCTAATTCCAGGCGTCCTTCACGGATAGCAGCAGCCATGGCCGGTCCCGATGCTTCGCCGAATGCCTCTATTCCAAGCTTGGTAGCATCTGCGGTTGATCCGGCTTGTTTTATTTTATTGATAGCAATCGTAAGTGCTTGATTCGTATCTTTTACACCGACCTTCGACATGTTGCCGAGAGCGTTCGTGAATGATCCCAATACCATGTCTGCATCCAGCCCTTGCTTGGTCCATTGACCAACAAGCGCAGCAGAAGTATCAAAGTCAAAGCCAAGCTCCCGCATCGGTCCGCCGAATTTAGTCAGCTTATCCGCTAAAGAGTTGACACCGATACCAGTTTGTTGCGATAAATAAAACATTTTATCAAACATCTGTCCGCCTTGATCGGCGCTAATGGACCAGCTTTGCATAGCTCCCATAAGCGAGGACGACATGGTGGAAGAACTTACTCCGGTTAACGAACCGAGGTCCATTATTTTTTTCGCCATATCTTCCAGACTTGGTCCGGTAGCTCCTGTCTTCTGATGAACGTCCGCGATAACCGTGGCAACCGAATCTAAACTGTCAGGTACAGAGGCGCCGACATTCGCATAGGTGGACATGAGGCCTTCCAGCTGTGCGCCTGTCGCTCCGGTCCCCGAACGAATAATATTCATTGATTTTTGCGCTTGTTCGGCTGCGCCCCAGCTTGCTTTTCCAACAGCGATCAATGAGGAAGAAACACCTGAAATGACTGCACTTGTAACGCCAGAAAGTTTTTTTCCTAGCTCCATAAATTTTGTGGTTGTTTGATTTGTACTGTCCGCCGCATCCTTCGCCGCGGCTTCCGTAACTTTGACGAACTGGATCACCTGCTGGTTTATTGTATTGAAATTGTTTTTGATATACGTATTTGACATGTCAAATACTTCCGTCAAATTATTGGTGATATTCGTCAAATTTTGATTAATATTGTTCGTTATATTTTTTGTCAGATTGTTGGTTTGTGCTATGCTGTTCGTTATATTATTGGTCAGACTGTTCGTGGTAGCTATATTGTTAGTCAGAGCTGTGACATTGTTGGTGATATTCGCCACAAGATCATCACCGCCTTCCCATAAATAAAGAAGCGCCCGCTAGGAGCGCCTCTTCGATTTTTCCATATCGGCTTCCATCATTTCGATGTAGATATCGAGCGCGGCGTTGGCCTCGGCCAAGTCGTCCTGGTCCATCTGGTTCAGCTCGCTGTACGTGATGCTCATATCGCTCAGCAGCAGCCGCCACATGGCCCAGTTTTTCTCGGCCCGCCTGCGCGCCTCAATTCTGGTGATCGGCATCCGCCGGTTCCTCGTCTTCGCCTTCAAGGAAGCGGAAGGAGGCCGCGATGACGTCGTTAAATTCTTTTTTGTCGCCGCCGAACGAATCCCATGACAGCTTGGGCTCGACGATGACACTTTTCATCATTTCCTCAGCGAGCTTTTCCTCCGACGGAATGCCGAATTTATTTTTGATGCGATCGCTGATTTGTGCGGCGGCGCGGACGCCGGGGAACTGGAAAGTGTACTGTTTTCCGCTGCGGGAGGTGTATTGTTTTTGCTTAAAATTGCTCATGCCGAGTCACTCCTATTCCATTTTGAGATCCAAAGCCTGGAATTCATATTCGCGGTCTTCGGCTTCCTTGCCGTATTTGCGATCCGCCGGTTTTTTCAAGAAAGCTTCGGTGACCGAGGTGGTCTCCTTCGGATCATTGGCGGAGATGATGCTGACCGGTACCATTCGGCCGCTGTTTGCCAGCCTGTCCAGGTAGGCAAGCTGAGGGCTGGTTTGCTGCAAAGTAATTTTGATCGTGCCCAAAGCGTTGTTGATTTTCGTAAGCACGGTATCGCCCTGAGCGCCAACCTTCGTTTCGTAGCTGTTCTCATCCTTGGCGATTTCGACCATGCTTTCCCCAAGCCCGGTAATATAGATACCGTCGACGGTGATAGTTACGTTTTTCGGATCATAAGTTCTTGTAGACATCCTGAATTCCTCCTTAAATTTTAGTAACGGATAACGCCGTGAATGCGGGCTGTGTGTACAGCGCCGGCCAGCTCGAAATAGAAGGAGCCGTCATTATACGTGCGCGCGGCGCGATCGGCCGGATCGACTTCATCGCGGGATTTGAAGGTCGTACCGTATAAGCCGATCCCGTCCGAGTCGCTGGCGATAATGCCCTGGTTGTGCGCCCGCTGCAGTACGGTTCTGACGGTGCTTTCGATCTGGGCGATGCCTGCAGCCGTGTAAGGGATTTTCGGCGATCCGTTCAGCAGCTTTTGCACGCTGTATTCGATGGAATATTTCATGTAATCTTTGGCGTGAACAATATCGATATATTCATCGCCGACAACCTTGCCTTCCGTCGTAACGTTGTCACCGGCCTTGGTTACATACGTGTTGGCGCCAAGATCGTGAATTTCCAGCAGCTCCGTCGCCGAAAGCTCCAGCGGAGCGATGCCGTTCAGCTGTTTGAATTTCCATGTTACGCTGCCGACCGGAGCCGACCCTGCCGCGCCAACCCATGCGGCCTCCGGATAGCTTGCCAGATCCGAGTGGTAGAGTACGGCCGTACGGGTGTATTTTTTCGCTTTCAGTGCGGTCAAGTCCGCTTTGGTGGAGGAACGTGTAAAAAACTGGCGCGAGCCGTCCGACTCGACCGCATCGGCGATTGCCAGCACATCCGTGTTGGCGGCAGACGTACAGATCAGGAAATACCATTCTTTACCGAGGTCCTGCTCCAGCCGTTCGACGAACGTTTCTTCATTTTCGCCTTCAGTGGAGTTGCGGCAGGCAATGGCGATGGAGGCGGGAGCCAGATCGCCTTGGGCAAAAATCGCGCTGGCCGCTTTGTATTCCTGTGTTGTATCCGCAAAGTCTGCTTGCACGCCGGACAAATCGGCATATTCTTTATAGGTGGAACCGCCTGCTTTTTCCCCGAGAATCAAAACTTTGCCGAAGCCCAACCTTCCGGACGGTCTTTGCAGGTCGATGACGACCGATACATCTTTCATTGAAGTAGCCAATGTAATTCCTCCCTATTTCCAATTTATAAGTTCGATGGTAGGTTGCTGCATATCAATGATGCTAGTGGTTCGGAACGTGACTTCAAAGCCATGCCGCCGTTCCCATGCGCTGCCGATCTGCACATCCCGATTTTGAATGTCGCCGGCCGTGACGACGACCGTGTTCGCATTTCGCTTCAGCTCGCCGTATCCAAAGATGCGAAACCAGTCGTGCAGTCGGATCGCATTGGTCAAGCTTGCCGCGGGCCGATCCGAGCAGGAAAGAAAGGTCATGCGGAAGGACGGCTGCTCTGTGTAGCGTTCGATAACTTCATCCGGGGTCGAAGAGGGGATGACCGTTACCGAAACCGGCTTGTCCGGGAACAGCACAGGTCCGGAAAAGCCGTACTTGATGAAAGGATAGGCGGCGGGCGTTTCTTCAACATCCGTTTCAACAACCGGCATATTCAAGTGACTGTACAGTCCGGCGGCAATAACGGAACGGACCTGCTCCAAATCGATCATGGGGAACACCGCCCTGCCGGGAGCCTGTTATGTTTCATCGCGGTTTATCGCTCCTTTCCTCCCGTCTTCATGGCGGTCTGCCATCTTAAGCCATCCGACAGGACATTGATTTATGCTGCAGCTTGAAGTAAAATAGGAACAAATGTTCCCATTCGCTTTCACTATTAAGTGGCAATCGTAAGGGATCAAGGAGCTAGCTGCAGTTTATCGCCCTGCCGTAACGGACGGGACTCTCTTCAAGCCTTGCAGCTTGTCCGGCCGGAGCTTACTCTGAGCCGTTTGCACATAGTATTGTACCGTGCCTTTTTTCAGCTGGAGCAGCGAGGCAATCTCCTGCAGCGAGTAGCACATGCCGTGATGAAGCTCGAAGCACTCGCGTTCCCTTGGACTCAGGAGCGACAAGGCAAGCTCCAGCCGGACTCGCTGCTCCCCCGTAAGCGGGTTGGGGCGGGTTGGGCAGCTTTGCTGCTCGAGATACGTTTGCATCTGCTGCGGGTCCATCAGCTTCTCGCGTTGGCAAGCGGATCTTCGCTCGATCCCGCGACGGTTAGCCGGGCAGCGGCCGGTTTTCATCCATTCAATCGCATATTGAACGTCGGACATCATGCCGGAGATCAGCTCTTTATCGCCGGGAGCGGCGGCGGTCTGTGCCTGATGCAGCATCCGATAGGTCAGACGATAAGATAGAAGCAGCTCGGATAACCCGATCTGGCGGGTGGGTGCAGTAGGTAAATGGTTCATCAGTTCACTCTCCTATACCTTTTGGTAATATATCGGTGCTATGGATCTGTCTAATTTAGAATAGTGGACGATACGGTCTGTAAATGTTTGCCAATTGCGTTACCTTGTGGTAAAGATATTACCTAAATAGTACCAAATGGTAAAGTCGGAAAATAGGCCGAATCCGACGCGTTTGGATAGGAAAACGGTCCGTGTGACCGTCGCGTAACGTTTTTTCTCCGTATATCTTTACCTTTTGGATAAAGTTGTGTATATTTATTACCAAGAGGTAACGAGAGGGCAGGGATCGATCATGATAAGCGAAACAGAGTTCGGATTCTATCTCAAACAGGCTCGGGAGCGAAAAGGGTTCAGCGTCAACCAGCTGGCTCTTGAGTCCGGCATCAGCAATGCGCAAATATCGCGGATTGAAAACGGGCTCCGAAGAGCGCCCAAGCCGGAGACGATTCGCAAGCTGGCGGAAGCATTACACATACCGTACGAGGAAATGATGGAGAAGGCGGGCCATATGCCCGACGAGCGCAGGCAGGAGATTCCGCCATGGGCCACCTCCAAGGATAAGCGGGATTTCAAAAAAATGCTTGAAGAAGACGGGGAAATTATGTTTGACGGCATTCCGATCAATGACGTTGATAAACAACGGATCATGCATGTGTTGACCGGTTTTTTCTGGGAAGCGAAGCAGATGAACAAACGGAAAAAACCGAACGATCCGGACGGCGACAAGGTGTGA